GACTAAGACTAAGAAACGTAAAGGAATACATTCTAAAAATTCTAGTAAAAGTCAGAATGGTTATAAGAAACCAAAAAGAGGTCAAGGTAAATAATGACATTTAGCTACTTTAAAAAAAGTGAGTTTACTTGTAAGTGTGGTTGTAAGACTAACATGATGGACTTAGATTTTATAGAAGATTTAGATAGAGCTAGGTCTTTTAGTAATATTAAATATAAAATAACATCAGGGTACAGGTGTCCAAATCACCCCCTGTCAATAAAAAATCCTTCCAGTTCACATATAAAAGGAATTGCTTGTGATATAGAATGTAAAGATAGTTATCAAAGAGCATTGATTGTAAGTGGACTAGCAGAAGCAGGATTTGTAAGAATTGGTTTGAGTAAAGAAGGTGGATTCATTCATGTAGATTCAGATCAAGATAAGGTTCAGCCAGTTATCTGGTTGTATTAATTAATAATTAAAATAAATAAATTATGGAAATGTTAAAAAAAATGTTTGACTCAAAAAAGTTTTGGTATGCAGTATCTGCAGTATTATGTCCGTTTGCAGCAGCAAAGCTAGGTCTATCAGAAGCAGAAGTAGAGAAAGTTTACTATGCGATACTTACTTTAATTCTAGGTCAGGGAATTGCTGACATTAAGAAATAATGAGTAAAATAGTAGATATGATTACTGGTAGCTTGGTTAAACAAGCTATAAGTCCAATTACTGAAATTGTTAAGTCAGTTTTAGAATTGTTTAAAGACACTAAGGGTAAGTATTCTTCTAAGAGAACAATAAGTGGGGTGTTAGTTATAGCTGCTAGTGCAGATATATCGTTAAATGGCATCACATATATGAATTTGGGTTTAAGTTTTTTAGCAGTCTTACCATTACTGTTTTCAGTATTTGAAAAAAATTGTGAAAAGTGTAATTGTAATCTAAAAAAATAGTTACATTTGTGCTTCTATCAACCTTTCTGGTTGGATAATTGTTTTTAGTTTCAAGAGTGGGGTGTTAATAACATCCCATTTTTGTTTTAGAAGCACCTAATAATTTGCTTACATTTAGCAAAACTAAAAATCAAAAACATGACAAAATTAAAAGGTAAAAGATTAAGACTTTCTGCTGAAGAAGTAGAATTAATAAATGAATCTAGGGGTATAGATGTAGAAAACATCAATGGCAATACAGCTTTAGAGCTACATTTAAAAGAACGAGGTATAAACAAAGAAGATGTTGTTAGTGTCAAGCATTGGCAAAACATGGGTGGAGAACTGAGATTCTCTATAGTTACAAAACAAGAGTATGGTTTAGATGAAGAGCAAATATTAGATAAGATAAAAAGTCTTATAGAAGATTACTCACCAACATACAAAAAAATAGATAGAGATTTTGAAAATGATCACCTACTTGTTATCAATCCTGCTGACATACATATTGGTAAATATGCTAAAGAATTAGAAACAGGCAATGGATATGACTGTGAAACTGCTGTAGAGAGGGTTTTAGAGGGCATACAAGGACTTTTAGAGAAGTCTGCAGGTTTTGGTATAGAAAAGGTATTATTTTGCATAGGCAACGATATTTTACATATTGATAATGTATACAACCAAACTACTGCAGGTACAAGACAAGATGTAGATGGTAAATGGTGGGAGCATTTTGAGGTTGCTCTTATGTTATATGTAAAATGCATTGAGATGCTAAGACATATTGCACCAGTAGATGTGTTGCATAGTATGAGTAATCACGATTATCAGTCAGGTTTTCACTTAGCTCATGCTTTAAAGAGTTGGTTTAGAAAAGCTGATGATGTAAATTTTGATATTAGTGTAGCTCACAGAAAATACTACCAGTATGGTAGTAATCTAATTGGTTTAGAGCATGGTGATGGTGCTAAGATGGTTAATTTACCTCTGCTTATGGCACAAGAAAGACCTAAGATGTGGGCAGAAACTAAGTATAGGTATTTTTACTTACATCACTTGCATCACAAAGTAAAACACAAGTGGTTAGATGCTAAAGATTACGTTGGTGTTACTGTAGAATATCTAAGAAGTCCATCAGGCACAGACAGTTGGCATAGTCGTAAAGGTTTTACTGGTGTTCCTAAAGCTGTAGAGGGTTTTTTACATGAGAAGAATAGTGGTCAAGTAGCAAGAATCACACATTATTTTTAAAATATTGTTAAAAAAGTTTGGTAGTCTAATTCAATTTTATAATTTTGCTTATTATTAACTAAAAATAAATATAATGAGTAGAAATAAAAAAAACAATTCAGAAAATCAAGAACCACAAATTAAAGAAACTAGAAAGGAAGCACTAACAAGACTATTTTTAGAAAATGGTTTAGTAAAAGAAGATGTGCATAAAGACCCAAGAGGTTTCGTTATTATAACAAGATCAGGTATAGATAAAATTGTAAGCAAACAAGGTATTACTGTCGCATACGAACCTTTATTGTTAGAATTAAAGAAGGACAATATTAATGTTGTTATTAGAGCTGCTGCATCAATGCAAAGCAAAAATAACAAGCCAATTAACATGATGTCTTTTGGTGAAGCATCTGATAATAATTTAATGGGTGGTGCAAAAAAGTTTCCAGTTGCTATGGCAGAGAAGAGAGCTATGAGTCGTGTTGTTCTTAAGATAGCAGGGTTCTATGAGCAAGGTGCCTTTGGTCAAGATGAGATGGTAGATTAGTGAACGATGATTGGTTAGATGAGGTTCTTGATGGTAAGCCATCTGAGATAACATTATTTCAAATGGCTACCATTGAAACCAGATTACATAGGTCTGCAATACCCTTAGAAGAACAGTCTTATATCATAAATAATTTAGCAAACTTTACAGAACAAGAAGCTGATGACATTATTTTAGATATATTACAAAACCAAGTACCATCAGACCCTAAAGACCAATACAAATTAATGGCTAGAAACGGAATGTTTGATGACAAAGAAATATAAATTTTCACATATCAGGGAAGCTCATAATGAGTTTGAAGCATTTTTAAGGATTAAAGGAATGTCTACAAGACAGTTTTCTTTTTTACTTGATGTGAGTGAGGTAACTGCTAGAAGATATATACTTGACACAACATTGCTTAGATACTATCACATGAATATTATTGCTACACACTTTAATATGAGTGTAAAAGATGTAATAGATATAATAGAATACGATTTAAAATAATAAATATGAACGAAGAAAACAAAACAAAATTAAAATTTAGTCATTACTTTCATGAAGTAATAATTAAAGAATTAGTAAAGAAATTTAATGTTGCCGAAGATGAAATATTTTTAGGATCAAGAAGGAAAAACTTTATACAAGCTAAACGTATGTATATTTTTGTTCTTAAAACAATATTTGATTTAACACTACATGAGATTGGAGATATAACAAATCTGCATCATGCATCTGTACTGTATCACTACAGACAAGTAGAATTTTACCAAAAAATCTATGTGCTTGACTCAGAACTGTATAAGAAAATTTTAAGTAGAATAGAAAGTGTAACATTAGATGAAAAGATTGATGCTCTTGAAAAACAAAACAGAGTAAACAATTTAGAATTAACCAAATTATATAACCTAAAAAAACGTAGAAATGACAAAAGAGAAAAATTATTTGCCTAGTAGTATTAAAGAAATTAAAACTAAATATGGCTCTATGCTTGTAGCTAACTTTAAAATGGAAGAGCTTAAAGCAATAGAAAACAAAGGGTGGTGTTCACTTGTAATATGTGAGAGAAAAGAACCATCTGAGAAGGGTGCTACTCACTATGCATATGAGAATACATACGAGCCACCTAAACAAGAAACAGTAGATAATACTGATACTAAAGATGACTTACCATTTTAAATAATATAGAGAGGGAAGGTCGGCAATTTTGCCTACAATATGATTAAATGTTTTTTGCCTTCTCTCTCTTTTTTAAACTAATGACAAAAATTATATACATAGAAGATTTACAATGTTTATATTGTAATGATATTGTAGAAGCAAATGGAGAAGTATTTTGTTGTGATAGCTGTTATCATGAATGGCATGAAGAAAATAAAGATTATAAATGGGATGATGAAAAACAAATTTATGTTATAAAATGAAACAGAAACCAACTTACTATGCTATTATATCTGCTGAGGTTAGATATGATAAAAATTTATCAGCTAATGCG